TCAACGACTGCGCTTAGCGTGGCGCTCCCAGTTTTCTTGCTTCGCCTGCGCCGTTTTACGTAGTGCGACGTAACACGCCCCGCTGCCGCCATGATGCGGTAGCGCAGTGCAATATGCCTGAACATCATCAAATTCGGTCAGCCAGCGCGCCACATAGCTGCGGACAATATTGGCATGCGATTTATCATCCCGTCCTTTGCCATGAATAATCAGCACGTTACGCAAACCATCAGCCATGGCTTGTTGAATGAAACTGAACATCATTTTGCGGCACTCTTCCACCGGCTGGCGCAAAAGATTCAGGCTCGCCTGTTGCGGATATTTATCACTGCGCAGCTTATCCAGCACCCCATGTTGCAACCCTTCCCGCCGAAACTCCAGCGGCTGACTTAGTGGGATGATGTCGAGAAATCCGGTGGTGAGGAAATTATCAAGCTGCAGCGTGTCGATACGCTGCGGCGCACGTTGGTTACGCGTTGGATGCCAGTGGACATCGGTAGCACGTTTCAGCGGCTGGACATCTTCCATGGCGTCAAGAAACAGCGATTTGTCGTCAAGGTTCATGTTACATCCTCCCGCAATTAAGAGCGCGATATGATAACCAGACCGGGTCGGTCCAACAACGTATTACCCAAAATTCCAGTAATAAGTTCCAAATATTGCCGATATTTTAAGCAAAATGCTTATGCATGATTATTCATTCACGATATTTATAATTAAATGCGCATAACTTATTGAATTTAACCAACAAATATCGCTGCAAATAACGTTAAAAATCGCAAATTAACTACACCATTAACTACACCGTTCGGTGCACTGTATGCAACAATGCGGAACAAATAGACACAAGCGACGGGCTATACCGTTATCATTTTCCGGCTATCCGCCATGAAGCTGGTGGATGATCACGGATAAACCGTTATGGAAGTCCCCATATCGGCATCATGCCCACCAGCGAGATTAGTTATCTGGTTGCTGATGGGAGGCTGACGAACCTCGATGCTAGGGTGCGCAAAACTAGTGAGACCTTTTTTCTCTGCAACAGGCCCATAATTCGCGTTTTCTTTGTCTGCCGTAAGGTGGGGGATTTTTGGCGGATCCAGCAATGGCGCGGATTTTGTGATTTTTTATAGATAGACCTCATCTATCAATCCCGTGCACACCTTCCCAAAAAAAGTTTTCGAACCTGCGGCGATGTGAACAAGGGTAGGCGGGCGGTCCCATAAGCAATGAGGTGTAGGGATTTCTATCCCCCTGGGGGTATTAAACACCACCCGATTTAAATACCGTCTTTTTTGTCACTGTGTGTCACTCTCCGTCACGGTATGTCACCACAAGTTAACGTCGTAACCGCTCCGGCTTCTTCCACCGGTACGTAATTTTTTCTTTCTCCTGGTACATCTGCACGCGGCGACGGTATGACAACATCTCCAGAACTCTGGTGCGTATATTGCGCATATCCACGCCGTTAAACTCAATACCGTCACGGTGCATCACCTCAGCCACCACACGCGCGTAATTTTCAGCGGTGACTGTATCCGGCTGCTTGGCATGTTCGTCAGCCAGCTGGCTGATTCCACCAGCACGGCGGATTAATCGCAGTATTTCAGATTCGGTCATTATCATGCCTGTTTTGCGACCTCATTCACTACGTCATTTTTCACCATCCGGCTGATAATCTGATTACACAAATCGTCAATAATTGACTGCACTCTGTTTACTGCCATCGGTTTAAGCCCAGCATCACGTGCCAGAATACTGGGGAGTTTTTCCAGTTCCTCGCTTACGATTTCTCCCCATATAGCCATCTCTTTTCGCACATCATCGGCGGGTATGAGTTGCGCCGTTTCCTGTTCGAACTTGAGGCGCTCACGTTCGGACTGATACCAGGCCTTACGGTCGTGTGGCTCCATTTCTTCCAGTGATGCCGGAACGGGAAGATCAAGAAAACAGGTCAGAATGTCAGTCACCCGATAGAGTTTCAGCTTGTCATGTCCTCCGGCTGGCTGGATATTTTTCAGCCTTGCCGCCGCAGTCTGGCGACATATTCCCGCTATCGCCGCCAGCTGGTTAATGTTCAGCATCAGATTTTTCAGTTCCCGATCCATACCCGCTCCAGAATGTTTTAAACATGCATCTTGCAAATATCTTTCAAAAAAGGTCAAAAAACGCGCTGTATGTTGAACACAAAATAAGCGAAATTAACATACCAAAAATAAAAACACTTAATATTCAATATGATAGAAAGATGATGATGACGAATGAAAATGCAAAAACCAGCCTTTTTCCGCGCCGCTCCCGCCCCGTGGCAAGGACACCACACCGGGAGGACCCGTAAAAAAAGGCGGCTGTCGCCGCCCTTGTTGTCATGCTCCGTTCGATTTCAGTAGTCCACGATAATCGAGGGCCGCGACACCTGCATCTATGCGCACCTTCCAGGCGACACCATCAACAGTAAAGCCCACCTGCTCCTCAAGATATGGCGTATCAATACCATCAAGATAAGCGACCTCTATCGTGTCCATCCCTTTCGCTGCGGCTACATACCACTCCTTGTTATTGTTCTTATCAAGACGTGGCTCAACAATAACCTCAGCCATATCTTTCACCACGTTAATGATACCGGGGTTCTGATTGATAGTGCCATCACCATCAACCGGAAAGAGTGATGACGATGACAGAATGGCGCGATGTGCGGCAGACTCCAGCGCGGCGGGGGCCAGGACAAATGCGGGGGTAATATTCAGGGAGTCGCCGTTGGCATCCTCCTGTAGTCGCATCAGCTTACGGGCTTCGTTAAGCCCCTCCATGTCCATATCCTTCGCAATAAGATTTTTATGATCGGCATGGAATAACGCTTTACTATCCGTAAATTTGCCGTTGCTGGTTAACAGAAGATAAACCAGATTACCTACTGTTCTGGCGGCCGCACGCCCCATCGCCATGGGGATTGTAGTTAACTGGGTCAGGTCATCGTTGATAATGGCCTGACGGGTAACAGAAAAAATATTACCGTATGTGGCCAGCGCAATAGGTACACCTTTATCGCTGGTGGTGATGTATTTATATTCCGCACCTTCCGGTACTTTATCCAGCTTTGAAAAACCATTCAGACCAACGCGCTTTGCTTCATGAAAGTTTGAAAGCGATCCGGTACGCGTCCATTTCTGGAACGTTTCGCCGCTGTCCTGCCAGCCTTTCAGTACTGATTTTTCAGCACCACCAGCCAGAATGTGAGAAAAATCGCTGCTGCTGTGTGTGAAAGCTGCATTAACGACCTGCGAGCGATTTAAAAAACCGCCAACACTGATACCACGATCCGTTAGTGATGCCTGGGCCATTTCAAAAAGGCTCATCATCGCGTAAGGATTTCCCCGCTCTGGGCGTTCATACCCGAGACGGGAATAAAGCCCCTGACGAATTGCATCGCCTGTTATGTTCCCGTTACCGGCATAAATATGAGCCGGGGTATTTTTATTGGATGGCGTGGACTCGCGCCCCATCTCGTTCAACAACTTTTCACGGGCCATCTCCGGTGTACATGATGCATCTTCCAGGCACGCCATTTTGATCCCGTCGTAACGACTGCCGAACAGGCTAAACACTTCACTTATTCCGTTGATGCGCTTCTGTTCATTACCAGCAATATTGGCTGCTCCCTGTGGCGGGGTAATCATTCCTTTAATGGTTTCCGGCATGTGTGAAAAATCTCCTGTGCGTTTCGATTCAATTCGCGCCATTGCTGTGACAGATGGCAACAATTCATCAGCAAAACCGTGCTTAAGGCATTCTTTCCCGTCCATCCAGGTTTCATCTTCCAGCATGGCGGTAATTTCCTGTGCTGATTTGCCCGTTTTTCTGGCATAAGCAGGGACTAACACGGTTTCCACCTTATCCAGCAAATCAGCATAATCACGCATATCACCAGCATTTCCGCCAGAGATACCCCACGGCTTATGTATCATCATCATGGCGTTTTCCGGCATCACAACACGATCGCCAGCCATTGCGACAACCGAAGCCATTGAAGCCGCAACACCATCGATATAAACCGTAATTTCTGCCGGATGATTCCGTAACAGGTTATAGATGGCGATGCCTTCAAACACGTCACCACCTGGCGAATGGATCCGCAGGTCGATATGTGAGACATCGCCCAGGGCTTTCAGGTCTTCCGCAAACTGCTTCGCGGTGATACCGAAGCCGCCAATTTCTTCATAGATGGATATTTCTGCCGCTCCGCGAACACCCGCCGCCTTAATGGTGTACCAGTGATTCATTGCTCACCCCCAGATGCAAAACCATTCTTATCAAGCCACGCGTTAACTGCGTGTCTGACAATCTGCGCCACACCTGGTAATGGTTGGTCAGGATGATGATTTATGTGGTCGATCCTGTACTGCTTAAGGCGCATAACGGTCTGCGCATCCAGATGAACGGAACCACCTTTTACCTCGCCTGTGTTCAGGTCGTTAATACAATTCACAGTAACTTCCTCTTACTGACTAAACTGCGCGCATTATTGATCGATAAAAGTGGTAGATAAACATATTTCTATCATAAAAATAGATTGATCAGATTCAGACACAAAAAAGCCGGAGAGAATCCGGCATAAATATCCCGCCATCTGAACACATTTTGCACAGGCAACTCCATCTGGCAGGTGAAAAACAAATTTATTTATATATTTCAATTAATTGCAAACTGGTCTAATGACATGGAGAAAAAAATATTGTACAGGTGAAAACAGAAATAATTTTTAATTATCAATAAATTATCACACATGCTGCCGCCGCCATGAAAATGCAAAAACCAGCCTTTTTCCGCGCCGCTCCCGCCCCGTGGCAAGGCCACTCCATCGGGAGGACCCGTAAAAAAGCCGGATTGTTCCGGCTTCTGTCACTCGTTGCTTAAAACGGTATGTTATCCCCGTACGGATCATCATTTCCCGCCTGTTGTTTTGCCCTGTTCAGCGCGTCAGTAGCCTGGCCCTGCTGGCCTTTTTTGCCGCCCGGTCGCGCCGTTCTCGCACTGATTACGCTGTCTGCGATGACCTGCCAGCCCTGCCGCGTTTCGCCGTTCTGGCCTGTCCACTGGCTTACCTGCATGTTACCCGCCACGCTCACCAGTTCGCCTTTATGGTGTCTGGCCAGTGCGTCGGCCTGTCTGCCAAACGCCAGGACGGATAACCACATCGTCGCCGTTCCGTCATCTGCCTGGCTGCACGGCAGGGAAACCGCCATACTCGCCATCGCCATTGTTGTGCCCTTGCTGGTGGTCTTTAACTGCGGGTCAGCCACCAGCCGCCCGTAAGCCGCTATCTGTGCTGTCATGCTGTATGCTCTCCGGTTTTAACGTTGATGGTTGTCACCTGTTCCGCTTCGGCAATCTCCCGATCTGTCAGCGTGGCAAAGTTTGCCGCCGCTGTGGTCATGAATGCGCTTATCAGTTCGGGATGTGCTTTCGCGTATCCCTCTCCCGTGTTGCGGTCGATGATTTTTATCGCCATCCTCAGCCAGTGCTCTGTAAGGTCAATGGCGCGGTTATGTGGTTTCTTCTGATTGTTAAATTTTCCTGATGTGTGCATTTTTATTTTTACCCCCCTCGTTTAAAAAGTTTTGAGTTGTACCTCCCCTTGTCTACCTTATCTACCTTGCTGGCCCCAATGCCAGTAATGGCGCGGCTTTCATCGGGGTAGAGTGCTTTTATCCACTATCTACCCCGTATCTACCTCCCTGTCTGATTCAGGTAAAATCAGGTAGAGAGGGTAGATAGTAGGTAGATAGTGAAAAAAGGCTGTCTACCTAAGTTAATATACTGAATTAAATGTATTTTCCTTTACCCAGGTAGACAGGGTAGACAGCCATTGCAAAAAATTATAAAAACGCTTCGCAATCGTCTGTTGTTATTGCGTTAGTCTGCGTTACCCCCTTAACTTTTCGCGTAATATATTCATGTCCGTAAACTTTCGCGGCGGGCTTCATAGCCTTGCCAAAGTCATTTACGTTCAGCGGTTTGGTCCTGCCTGCGTAAGCCATAAACGCCAGATAGACACGGTAAAGGCTGTTCCTGGTTGTGTACTTCACGGAATCACCACCGCCGCCCATCATCAGGCCACGCGCTTCCTCCAGAAAATTCAGGAACTGGCAAAACTCAATAACTGGATCCGTTTGCTGCTTTATCGCCAGTGCTTCATCACCGTCACGCTGTTCCAGTAGTAAAGCCCGTGCCTTCTCAGGGTCGGTAAAGTTCGCCAGCAATCGGCGGATAATAACGGGGATTTCAGCCGCAATCTTTTCCGGTAGCTCCCTGTCTTTTTCGGCCTCACTGACGATATTGTCGAAACGGAAAATCACGCGACGACGTGCCACACCTCCGGCCCGTTCGGTGAATATCATCGGGTTGTTGTTGGTCGCCAGCACCACCGCCCTGATTACCGCCGTGAAACGCTTTTCATATTTCGGGTTAATTTCCACGGGGTCGCCGCCTGTGATTTTCTTGATGCCCGTTCCTTCGCCTGTATATTTCGGCTGGTCAGCCAGGACGATAAGACGACTCCCGACAACCTGCGCACGTCCACCAGCATCATCAAGCGATGTCATTTCAGCGCTTACCGTGTTCTGTTTCCCTGCCAGAAGGCTGGCTATGTGTGTGAATGTACTTTTACCGCTACCGCCGTCTCCGGTGGCCTCAATAAACATCTGCCAGTCGTACCGGTTCGCCATAATCATGTACAGCGCGGCACATATACGCATCATCTTGCGCGGGTCTTTTCCGGCTGCGTGCTCAAGCCATTTATGAAAGTTTGGCGCGTTATCGCGGATGTTTTCCCCTGGTGCTGGTAGCGTGTACTCAATGCCGTTGTGCGTGGTGATCCAGTTCTCCGGCGTGTGCGGGGAAAATTCCCCCGTTTTCAGGTCAAGCGCACCATTGGCGAACGGCAGCAAATCGCCGGACGGCTCGCCCATTGGTTCGGCAATAACTTTTAACGCTTCCACGGCGTTATTGATTACGCGCTTGCTGAAAGTGGCCCTGTGCTCTGAATAGATCGCCACCATTTCGCGGCTAAGTTCCATTGTGCTGACCGGACACCATACCCCGCCGCGCCATACGTGAACGATTTCACTTTCGGCATGGACGCAGACACCATCAAAGCGGGAAGCAAGAAGCTGTGCCCGTTCACTGTCTGCCATCTGTGAAAGTTGTGCTTTTTTCTGTTCCGGCATGGTAAGCCCTGCGGCAATATTTTCACACTCAGCACTCAGATAGCGCCGCCAGTTCTGCCGCTCGTGGTGGTGCATTCCTTCGGGGTAAAAATTTGCGTCCTGTACGCCTGCCGCCGCCAGCTTCTGACCAATCTTTTTGATCTCCACTAAATCCAGTTCTCCGGCCTGGTACAGCCTTACGCGTTTTTTTCCATCCGGAACAATTTTCAGCGCATCAAGTTCAGCAAGCTGATTTGGCCCAAGCCACACAGGCGGCACATTATCGCCGGATGCGGGGCCGTCCTGTTCCTGCCACTGTTTTGCATGTGCCCACGCATCACTACCCGCGAAAATAATTACCTCTGTTTCTTTGTGCTTTATTCCGCGTGGTTGTTTTTTTACGTTCGGTGCCAGTTTCATTTCTTACCCCCTGCGACCAGCATTTCACGGATTTTGCGGATATAGCTTGCTGCACGTTTCTGATTTACGGCTTTACGATGGCCCACCAGCTTAAAATCACGCCGGAACTGATAAACAGGCATCACGCAGTCATAGTCGTAGCCTTCACGACGGTAGGTGATGCGCCGTTCTTCCACGTCTTTTATCGTTATCGTGCCGCCGTAGTTATCCCGGAAAATATCGCCGGGGCGGATTTCAGGCCGAGCGGGGCCGCTGGCAGTAAAGCCAGAAATTTTCTTTTTCATGGTTTTATTTTCCTGTCAGTGATTCCGATTTTATTCCGGCACGAATACAGGCTTCAGAAAAAAAAGCCAGAGAACCAACAACCTCATTATTTCTAAGACGGCATTGTGATTTCACTTTCCCTTTATCCAGGAATATCAAAACGCGCCCCGTATAATCTGACGGCACATTCAGCACGACAGGTAAGTGCGATTCATGATTATGCATGGCTTACATCCTCCGGTAATTTTCTTCTGTAACGTGCCTCTGCCACATATTCCGCATAGTCCGACGCAATATTGAGAATATCGCTACCCGTTCCTGAATGTTCGGCGGTTTCCAGTAAAAAACATGCAGCTTTTACCATGTCAGCAACACATAACAGCGCAATATCTGTATCTTCCTGTGCGCCATCAAATTCCTGTTTCAGGGCATTAAAACGATCATCACGCATAACCCCCCCCATTTTCACAATCAGCAATCAGGATGGCTTTAGCCTCATTCAGTGCCATATCAGCGGTAATCTGTGCGTATGCCAGCGAATGGGGGATTATTGCCCCTGTATATTCCGTCTCTCTGGTAATGTGTTTTTCTGCGGTTGCTGCCGTGCATGAAATATCAATCAGCGCATCAATCAGTGTTTTGATTGCTTCGGCGGCTGCGTCCGGACGGGTGTTATTGCACATGGTGCACCCCCTGACGAATACGGGCGGCGAATACCATCACGCAGCCAGCCGGTGATTGCTGACGGGCTTCCTGTTCGCTGGTGGCCTCAATGGTAATCACGCGCGGTTGTGCCGTACTCAGGGCGATAAAACGCCAGATGTATTTATTCAGGTTGTGCGAGTCCCGCCCTTGCGGGTGTATGGTATGATTTCTCATAGCAGCCTCGATAATCTTGCTATCGTTGGTGGTTAGACGCCCCGTATGTGTTTCCGGCACTGCGGGGCGTTGCTCTTTGTATTTCAACAATTCTTTTGGTGTGTTTCATGTTATGAGCGCATGAAACACACGTCAAGGCTTTTTGTATTTCTTTTTTTGTGTATACTGAAACACACCGATGATTAGGAGTTTCAGAAATGGCAACGGCTAACAAAAACGCAAAATCACAACTGACAACTGTCAGAGTCCCACTAGATGTTATGCAAGGGATGGAATCCGTTAAGCTGGACGGCGAAAGCAATGCCGGATTTATCGTAACCGCCATGCGCGGAGAAATAGCCCGCCGCCAAGCAGAAGGCAGCGGAGAAAATCCCCTTGTGTCGTCACTGGATGCCCTGGCTAAGGTCGAACAAATCGGCATCAAAGCAGCGGAAGAAATCGGGCAGCTTGTCACCGTTGCACGCGAAGAACTCCAGCGTCGCAAGACCAAAGAACCAGAGTAATCACCATCAGCGCCGTGGTGTAAGGTATTACGGCGCATTGCTATGCAGGACAACACAATGACCGATAAAGAATTGACCAAAACATTATCACCGGCACGGAAAAGACGGCGCAGAAAGATAGAGCATGAATCAGAAAGATTCGCGCCATGTGCTTTTGCTCTTGAGAAATTCCTTAAAGAGCACAGGAAAAAGCTCTCGTTGCAAACCTTGGAACGAACCAAATCTGACTGATCACATTGCCCACCAGCCGCAAATGTGGCATTGTTGGTGATGCTCATGCGTTGGGGATAACGTGTAGCTTGTGTCGAGGGGCCACCGTAGCGGGTGGCCTTTGTTTTGCCTGTTATCCGGCAATTGTGGCGCTTCGCCACACGGTTGATATAATCCCACTGCTCAGATTCATTTTTTGCGCAGTAGGTTAATTGTTCACAAAGGCGCTCCGGCAACGGGGCGCTTTTTGTTTTTATTAGTTTGTAGAAACCTGACTCAGAGATAATGCTCATATTCTGATTGCCGTCAGGGGTGTAAGTTAAATTTACTCCCTTTTTATCATCAAACATCTGCAACGCTCTGGCGTTAACAATATTGGTTTCACTCCCGCCAGTAAGGCCGGAAATAACCGGAATAATTTCGGCAAAATTTTGCAGATTCTGTTTTTCAGGACGAACGAAGCCCCGCCCTTGTTCGGGAGAATATCCAGTATTCATGGTTAGATCTCTGTATTAGTGGATGGGTGGCGGCTGTGTGCCGCCAGCCTGATTAGTGAACTGCCTCGCAGCTTTCCTTCCATGCCAGAACTTCGGATAAAGACCAGCCAACGGAACGACCGCCGAGCTTACGCCGTGATGGGAATTGTCCGGTTTTTTCCAGGCGGTACCGACATGAACGGCTCAGGCCTGTAAGTTGCTGACATTCTTTTTCACGTATAAAGCGATCTGTGCTTAACACAATTCCCCCTTTGATATTTCTTAAAGAGTTATTTGGTGTCCTATTGTGTTGTGGTGCGTCGGATTGTGTCAGGGTGTTTATGGAATGGCAAACACTGGCGGCGGTCATTTTACAGAAGTGTGGTAATGAGAATAAAAACTCTTTTAATTCATTGTGGTGCAAAGGCATAAAATTCTGTTTTTACGCCTTTTTTACATGTTTTTAAGAGTGATTCGCCAATGTACAAAAAGCCAGTAAAACGACTGAAAATCAACTTTTTAGGGTGTCAGTCAGATGTTAATCAAGTTTGTTCCAGATTGTTCGCCGTTGTTCGTCGTGGTGTCTCGTTGTTTCACGTTGTGTCAGTTCTAAAAAATCGCAAAAAAAATTATATTTCTCTGGCTATTGGCAGTGTGGTTACGTTTTTGTGA